CATTTTCTATATTTACTATTTTATAACTTGTTTGAGCTTTTAATACATTTCCATTTAGATCTTTATAAGCATTAACAACCAAATCATCTCCTGTTGCAACATTTTGTACATCATCAAAATATACATAAGCTACAGGTGTATATGATTCTATACTGACTTCTCCGTCAATAATATCATTATATTCTTCATCTCTTATAACTTTAATTGTTTTTGATGTACCACCGAAAGGTGTATACGTTGCTGTAATTGCGTGGCCAAAATCACTATCAAAATAACCAGCAAAATCTTCGTCAAATTCTATATTCCAATCACTCATTCTTCTTCTAGTAATAAAGTAACAAAACCTACGTTATCTTTTTGAACATTTATAATTTTATAACTTGTTTCTGGAGCGATAACTTTTCCAAGTTTTGTTGTAATTGGATTCACTATTAATCTATCAGCATGTGAAATATAAGGAGCATCTGTAGATTTTATATATGCCACAGGTTGATATGCGTTAATATCAACAGACCCACCAGGTATACCAAAATAAGCTTGATCTAATATAAATTTTATATTTTCAGCATTGCCTGAATCAATGTCATACCAAGTATCTATAAGACCTAGTCTATCATCCCATAAAGATTGTTGTACTTCAAAGAAAGTACCTGTTACTCCGTGTCCCGAGGTAGAAACATATGCATTAAAATCTGCCTGGGACTCTAATGCCATTATTTCTTAGCAGTTCTTTTGCTAACCTTTGGAGCTTCAGATTTTTCTAATCCTATGCTTCTATCTTTTTGTTCTGATTTTTTTTCAACATGTACACTTGCTTTGTTATAGCCAATTAAAATATTACCTTCTTGTTGGTTTAACTCAACAACATCGCCTACACGTACTTTTTTACCGTTTGCTACGGTATCAACTAATATTAAATATTTCATTTTTTTAAGCATGGGGGCATTACTGCCCCCATTCCAACTTAGCATCAGTTAATTAGTCTGATGATTTACAGAAGCTAACTGCGTGGCGAACCGCACAATCAACAGTTTGTAAAGCAACAATTCTAATTGTTCCTGATTTTGAGTTTGAGTAAGGATCAACTAAGATGTCCAAACCACCATACATACCTATTAATAGGTCTGCAAAGTTACCAAAGTAGTAATCACCGGCAGTAACTTGATTTGATTTAACAACATTATATCCGTTGACATTACCACCTGGCTCAACAATAAATTGAGCTGTGTTAGTAGCTTTTTCAACAGTTTTTAAGTTGCCATAATCAGCTGGTCTCATAATATAACTTAAAGAACCAAGTAGCGCATTATCATTTGCTACTGCAGATTCCATAGCTACAAGCTCAGCCCATGTTGGGACAGCTGCAGCAAAAGTTGTTGTATTGATTCCAGATGTATTAGCAATACCTGTAGGTTGGCCTGAAGTTCCTGAACCAGCTAATGCACCAAGGTCAATAGAAGTAGCTATTGATCTTGTTAAATCATCTCTAATTAGATTTTCAACATCTAAAGATGATTGCATAAGCATAAGTCTTGAAGCTTCTGTATGAGCACCAACAGTTTTAGGGCTCATAGTAACTTGACCTACTGTAAATTCACTTTCAGCAGAATCTCCGCCTTCAGTTGCAATCCATCCTGGGCTTGAAGTACCAGTTTTCTTAGGTATGACAACATCGCCTTTTAAGCCTTGTAGCATGGTTGCTCCAGCTCTCATGACTGATGATTCATTTCTAAGAACGTCGATGAAATCTTGACCTCTGAAGTCTTCAGCAATTAAAGCTGAATCATCTGAAGTGTTAATATCACGTTTCCAGTTTCCTAGAACCTCTGGTGGAAGCATAACACCTTGTGATGTTGTGCCATATCTTTTAGCAGCTTCAGCTGAACATTCGAATTCGAATGCTGCGGCTTCTTGTGCTCTTCGATCAGTTGGGTTAGCTAATGCATTAATAGCTCTAACCAAACTAAATCTTTTAACTTCCTTAGGAGTCATTCCAATTTCAGGAGTCTCTAAAGGCTGATCGTTAGAAATGTTTTCTAATAAAATGCCTCTAAATTCTTCAACAGAATTACCTTCGGAAATAGCTTTATCCGCTAGATCTCTTCTATTGTGTCTTGCAGCTAAATCTAAAATCTCTTTTGAGTTTCTTTTAAATTCTGCTTTTGCTTCTGCAACAGATTGAGCTCTAACTTCTTCAACGTTAATCTCCTGATTAACTTCGTTTTTTACTTCGCTCATTTTTATTTCCTTAAATGATTTTGAACGTCCAACTCCAACAACTTTAGATTGATCTGCTGGTATAGATACTATGCTTGCCTCCATAGGAGTCCAACTAGCTCTATAATAGCCATCCTTGTCTTTGTCTTTGTTCAGTTTATTAACTCTATAACCAACGGATATATTTTGTTTTATACCATCAGCTACATCCTGGAAAACCTCACGAGCAAGATCAGATCTTCCAAATCTAACCACAGCAACTGTCCTTTTTGCTGCCTCATCAAGTTTATATTCTTCTATAACACCAATTTGCTTAGTCATATCATGATCAAGCAATAAAGGAGCTCTACCTGAAGACATAAATTCCATATCTATATCTTCAGCATTGTGAGACAAAATTTCCATCCCGAAATTTCTCTCAACCGGCTCTTCGGAAGACACTCCGATACGAACCCTTCTTTCTTCTTCATCAATAAGACCATTTCTGAAATCATAAGTACGATACTCTATTTCAGTATCGATTAATCTTTCTTCTTCGTCTTCTTGATTAACATCCTCATGTTTTTCAAACTCAACGATTACAGAATCGTCAGTTTCAGAAACGCTAAGGATATGTCTATCTTGTTTTAACATAGTTTTCTCCTCAGTATTTTCTACTGGATGTTTTTCTAGTAAGTTACTACTAAAACTTTTATTGTTCATCTTTATCACCATTTATTGTTGCTTCAACTGGTAATTTAGATCCAAAAGGTTGGAAAGCTGTTTTTATACCATATTGTTCAGCAAGCTTTGACTCTCTTTCATGTTGCTCAAATAACTCTTCTGGATCTCTACCATAAGCAGCAGATATATCTGCATATGTAGTAATACCAGCACTCAAACCTGCAACATTAGCTTGTTGTTCTTTTAAAGGATCAATCCAAGACCAAGATCTTGGAATGAATGTTATTGAATTAAAAAATTTATCAAATTTACTAATCGGCAAGCTAACCATACCGCTTGCAATGGCCATATCAAACCACTTATAAAAAATAGGTTTCATAAAATGCTCAATTACAAATTGTTGATATATTTGAAACATTGCTCTGTCTTCTAAAGCACCATGTCTAATAGAACTATAATTAATACTTGTTAAATCATTTGTTAAAGCATGGTAAGAAATGTTTAAACCTGATGCAATACTTCTTAAGACTTGTGTTGTAAAGTTTTCAAAAGCAGAGTTAGGGTGATTAGGATCAAAAGCTTTAAAATCCATACCAGCAGGAAGTTGCTCAAAGGTACCTGCGCTTGCATTCATAATAGGAGAGAATTCATTCATATAATCTTCACCAACATAACCATCTCCGTCTGGAGATGTGAAAAATCCCATCTTAGATGCAGATACGCGAGCTGCAACAATTTCAGCTTCTAAATAACCATTAAGCATTTTTAAATTAGGCATAGCAGGAGCTATCATCGTAACACCTCTTCTTTGCTCTGGCCTTGTTGGAATATATGCGTGTATAATCTCGCTAGCAGGAATTCTTATATATTTGTTTTCATTGTAATAAGCTTGATCATAAGGATGTTCTTTATAAAGATGATAGGCGATAGCTTTATCGTTTTTATCATACTCAATCCCCATCTTGATTTTATTACCAGTCTTAGGATTTGTATCATTTAGTTTCTCGTCTAAATGATCTGCCTCTAAAAACTGTAAAGCATAACCAAAAGGATTTGAATTAGTTTTAATATGTCTTACTAAGACTTCACCATCTCTAGCTAAAGCTTCAATAAACATTTTTTGACAATCTAAAAATGAAAATCTACCATTTAAAGTACAATTTCCTTTTTGTGACCACTCTTTAAAAGCTGATTCAATTTTTTGATTGGCAAGCATATCTAAAGAACCATCGTCATTTCTTGCTTTTGAACTAATTTTTATTCCATGATGTCCAACAACATTAGAAATCATTAGGTTTAAATATCTATTAACGTATGGATCATTTCTAGCTAAATCTCTAGCTCTATCTCTTAATATTCTTAAATTATTTTTTATTTCTGCATCTGCAGAAGTAGACGTTGTGTAAAAATCCGAAAACAACCTACCTCCGCTTGCCGCGGTATATCCTCTTCTTCTTAGTGGTTGTGATTTTTTTGGACTTCTGTTAAAAAGATTGTTGTACCATGCCATATTATTTTAAATCTGTAATGTTATCGTAATAAGTTTTTGTTCCGAAACTTACAAGTATTTCGTTGCCTGAAGGTTTTTTATTTCTTACTCTATCTCTTTTAACTTCTCTTAGATACTCTGCATTGTATCTATCTCTAAATACTAATAATTCATCTATAGTCATCCTAGACAAGGATCTTCCAGCAATCGACATTGAAGACTGATCCATAGAAGCTCTATTTTCAATAACAGCCTCAATAGCATCTAGTACTTTTTTTGCATGACTTCTTAAGTCTGCTGTAGATGTAGCAAGGTTTTCTACTAACTTTGTTCTTCCAAAATCAACTCTTACTCTTTCGCTATCAGAAGTTCTTGTGATATAAGCATCCCATTTATATTCACTTACAGAATAATTTGCAGTTACAGAAGAATCAACCTCTATGAAATAATTATCATCTGATTCTGTTGCTGTAATAGTAAATGAATTACCACTACCACCAGAATCGTGTTGAAATCTATATGTTAATGAATATAAAGATGGGTCGTATATATTTGCAAGATCGTCTCTTCTCCATGCCCATCTATCGCCAACAACTAAAGTTTCAGGCTCCTGCTCTGGATAGTTTGATCTATCGAATTTATTGTTCATAAATTAAATAAAGTTTTTTTTAATTTTAAAACTATTTTTAACTTATTTATACAACAATTCTTATATTAATTACAAATTACTGTTTATTAATTTTTTATACTCTTGAGGTGTTAAATTATTATTTTCAAGTATTTTGTTGTCGCTAGGGTGATAATTTAAGTTATTAAAAGAATCTATTAATCCTAATTCTAGCATTTTTTTTTGTCTACCCATAGGGTGATCTTTTATTTTACAACTAGACCATATAGCATCTCTATTTAAATGGTCATAATGTACACCTGGCTTTATGTAGTTTTCTACCCATCTTATAAAGTCACAACAAACATCTTCAGCGTTATATGGTAAAGAATTCAAATCTTCGTATATTTTTATCATAATATTGTCTAAATGATCTGCTTTTTTTACATTTTTTGGTTTTTCTGCTAAATAGCTTATACACTCAACAGCATTTGTACCATAGTAGAATAATGAGCTTCTATTTATATATTCAGGAAACCAATCTGCAATATCTGCTAAAAAAGCAGCATATTGGAACCTAAAAGCATTAAAACCATTACTTTTGTTCCAATTAAACATAAATTCACCTATTTCTCTAAAATCTCTGCGCTTTTTTGTAATAAAATCACATAAATCATATATAAGTATATCAGCATATTCGCACAAATAATAGTCACCTGATCTTTTATAACTACTATTTATAGGCTTTTTTGGAAATTGTGGAAACTGATAACCCACTGAAGTATAAAAAGCTTTATCGTAATTTTTGATTTTTTGTTTTATATCTTCTATATTTTCACAAGTATTTAGGTTAAATAAGATAGTATTATGATAACCAGATGGTATTTTTGCATAATTTATAGCGCTTCCTGTTATTCTGTGCACCAAAAATATGTATAACCATGTTTCTAAGCTCAATTTTTTACCTGACCATTGTGAAATAGCAAACTTACGCTCATCTGAAGCCATGTTTGCTTTTATTTTTCTTATGTAAGGGTGTTTATCACTATTATTGTAAAAAATATCATTTATTATTTGTGAAAAACCAGCATATTTACGCTCCACAACATCATAAAGTTGCACATTTTGCATTAAATCGTCGTTTATATATACATTTTCGTGTTTTCTTATACCTAGGTTACAATTTTCTTGTTGTATTGATGCTAAATTATAGTATCGTTTAAATTCTTCATAATATTCTGTTACTTGCATGGCCAATCCCTATAACTATCAATTTTATCGTAAATCGTTTCGTCTTTTAATGTAGGTTCTTTACCAACATTCCAAAATAATATGTTTTTACTAGTATCTTTAGGTATATAGCGCCAAACTTTAGCATCATAAGTTCCAATACTAGGAAATGGTGGCATTTCTTCTTGTTTTACAGGTTTTATAAATGCTTCTGGCGCAGATATAACTTTTGCTCTTCCAAGTTCACCTTCTTTCATGTTTCTTGATACTGCAACAGCATAAAACTTAGCATTAGGCCAAGCTATTTGTAGAGATCTATTTAAAACGCCTGTTGATATTGCAGTCCAAACTTCATCAGGTTCAGGTATTTGTGATGCTACTTTTACTAAAGCTGATGTAACAAGCAGGTGTTTTAAACCTAATGGAATAAAAAAAGCATCATTTTGATCTGCCCAAATCTTTGCAATTCTATTTAAATTAGGCATTGCAGCAATTCTATGGAATTCATAATCACAACCTTGCTCAATGCAACAAGCTTGATGATAACTTATCCGCTTGCTGCTAGGCATAAAAAATCTAACTTTCTTGTTATGTCTTTTTGCAACTTCAAGAATGCTTACACCAGCCAAACCAGTTCTAGGTACAACATAAGCAATGGTATCTTGCTTTATTTTACTCATTAATAAATCTGCACCTCTAACTTTTGTTCCTGTTGTTAGATCATCTCTTATTACATTAACTCCTTCAAAGTTTTCTATGACTGGTTTAGGATTTGGATCTTGCCAATTTCTAGATAACCAAAGGTGTATTCTTTTTGCTTTTTCGTAAGAGTAACCTAAAGTATCTTTGTTAATATTATCAATTATGTGGTTATCATGACTCATCTAATATGTCTCCCCATTGATTTCTTCTATAATACATAGGAGCAATATGAACACTAGAATTCTGTTCCATAATTTGCTTAGCATATAATTCTGGATCCATTTCATACCAATACTCAGGTGGTTGTACTACATTTTCATAGTTATGTTTTAGATACTCAATCCATCTTTTTGTCAAAATATATCTTTGCTCTCGTGATCCAAAAAAAGGCGTATCATTGTAATATCCGGTTTTTGGAATACGTCTTTGTTCGTATTCTACAGGAACAGGAGTAGCTATTTCAACATCTATATTAAATTTATCTGATATTTGATGAGCCTTATTAATATATTCATTAAGCATAGAGTTTATATCATAATTATGTCTTAATATGTGATGTCTAATATCTACAGAACCAAAGCATAGAGTTACTCTTTCTACTTTATCAGTTATTTCTATGCTATCCATAAAACTATCAAAATCATATTTAAGTGCACCATGTAATGTTTTTCCATCCATTCTTAAAATCATATCTTTTTTCTTAGCAAAAGCAATTGAATGAGAATCACCTATTGTTATACCTTCGTGATGCTCTAAATCACTATGTTTTAATGATGTAATTTTTTTACACATAGAAGATATTTTGTTACACCAATCTTTTGTAATAAATTCACATGTGCTAGAGTTTCCTATTCTTTTTGTAAACATTTCTCCAAAATCTGGCATATCATGATCTAGAGATATTATTTTAGTTCCTTGATCTATGCACATAAGCAAAATATTAAATTTTTTATAAATATCATTGTTTAAACCACCAAAAAGATTTAGCGATCCATTAAAGTTGACACCATGATCTATATATATATAATTAGCATCTATTAAACCTGCGTCACATTTGTAATTTATTTCGGCTTTTAATAAATTCCTCCAATGACTAGCCCAACCATATACGTGTGATTTTTTACTAACAGGAATGTTAGCAAGTGGATTAGTGATATATTTGTTCATAATTAACCCCTCCTTTTTTTAATATATCTTTTGTTAAAGCAAAACTATCTATCCATCTTAATTCTGATTCCGGATTGCAAGATGCATAAACTTCTTTTATTCCAACTTGTACAATACCTTTTGCGCATTCGTGGCATACACCTAAACCATAGACATATAGTTTAGCCCCTTCTAATGATAAACCATTATGTGTAGCATGATAGATACAATTCATTTCCGCATGAACAACGTATTTATATTTTGTATCTCTATTTTCATATTTTTCAATACTATCATCAAACCTCCTTGGGAAGCCGTTATAGCCTTGGGAAATAACTTGACCTTTATCACCTATTGCAACAGCGCCAACTTTTGTAGACGGATCTTTGCTCCAAGACGATATTGCCTTTGCTAAAGACATATAACGACGATCCCAATTATTCACTTGATTCAACTAAATCAAAATGCTTTTCATACACATGTAAGTTTTGTACTTGCCATATGGGCCAATGAATACCATATCCTAGTTCTTTTTCTAATCTTTGTAGAACATAATATTGCCACGCAAAATCATTTTTAAAACCATAAACAGCATCATTAGATCTCATTTGTACAACGGCTTGTAACATTCCATCTCTTACATAGTAAGTTACAGCATTAGTACATATAAAATCATTTTTACCATTCTCTTCAAACTCTTGCCAAATAGTAGGTCTTGTATAAATCATAGTAGCTCTTCTAGAGAATGGATCGTTCTTCAATTCATATAAAACATTATCAAATTGTGATCCATAAATAGCATCGTAAATTAATTTCCCATAGTTAGAATTAATCTCACCGTGTTCATTAGCAGTATTTTTCCATGCTTGTGGTATAGGTTCATATTTTAAGTCATTAATATTTGTACTTCTAGATTTATACCAATCAATCTCAGCATTTTCATACTCTTCATTGTTTTTACCAAAAATAGTTATATCATCCGCATAAAATGAAGCTCCAATTATCTCAATAACATTTCCTCCATTTCTATCTTTAACAAACTCTTGTTTTAGCAGTTTTGTACTAAATTGTGCTCTTATATCTTTTACTGTATTCATTTGTTAAATATATCCTTAGTTTTATCTTGACCATCAAACTCTTTGCGTAAATATGTAACAAAGAATGATGCATAGTTAATAAGATCTTTTGCAGAATCTTCTAATGATTCAAAGTTAGGATTTTTACCTGATTCTGCAGCTTCTAATACACTCCACATACGTGTAGTTTTGGTATGTATCATTTCCATAATAGACAACACCCCTCTTGGGTAATAGTCTATTTGCTTAATCCTAGAATTAGGATTTTGATAATCATTGGATTTTTGAATTTGTAAAGCAACGCATTCATTGATAACTTTAACTGGTTTAGGTATCGAAGATTTCATCTAAGTCTCCTGTATTGTTTGTATGATCTGGAGCAGTCCAACCTTCTGGTTTAATTAAATCAGGAAGTCCTTCCATCTTATAGGTTCTTTTTTTATTTTCACCAATAACTTTAGACATGTTAGCTTTGTATACATCATCCCAAGCCTTATCAATGTCTATTCCTAATGTATCAAGAGTTCCAATAGTTACAACTAGAATATCAATTAACGCATCTACTAACTCATTTGAGTCTTTGGCTTGGTAAGCTTTAACAAGTTCTGTGTATTCTTCTTTGATAAAGCCTAATCTAAAATCAAGATAGTGCTTTTTTGTTTGCATATCTGCTGATTTAATAAACTTAGTTATGCCATAATGAGCATGCATAAGCTGTATATCTTCAAACATAATCCCTCCTTAATTGGATTTTAAAATTTTATTAGACCATATAACTATATAAAAGTAAACAGTTTTATTATTTCCACTTATATATCCAATCGTTACGCACTGTTCTTTTGCCTACATCTTTAACTTTTTCTGTTTCACTGGTATTATCTTTGATGTTTTGTGCAATTTTTAAATAATTAGGCTGTAGTATATGTAATGCTGCAAAACCATAAACCATAGTATCTAAAGCTTCATTACGATTGTTAATTTTTACCCAAGCAAACTTCTTTCCGCCTTTTGTATACTTAATAACTCTTTTTTCACTTGTAAGTTGCTTAAAATATTCTTCATCAACATGTGCAGGAAAGTGTATTGTTTCTTCTTCTGCTTTTAATCTTGTAAATATAACTTCTTTAGCAGAATCAGTTCCTACAGCATATAAGATATTTCTATTTTTACCAACATAAGATGGTCGATTAATAATTGGTTGATTAGATAAACTAGAACCTTTGATTGGGAAAACTTTGCGATGTATTCGTTTTGATGCGTAAGCATACACTTGTTGTGTATGATGACCACCACTATCAATACAAGTACATACTACTCTTAGTTTTTTGTTATCGTCTCTTCTGTATATATGATTCAAATAACCATCTAGTTCCAACCATATTGGATTAGAAGATGGATCTCCATAAATAACTCTATAATCTATAACCCAACATTCGTTATTGTCTCCCCAACCTAAGACTTGAGCTTCAAGTCTATCTCCTTGTACGTCAACACCACAAGTTAAAAGTAAAACATCATTTGGTATGTTTGTAGGATCATAAGTTTCTCTTTTTTCCATTAAGTCATGATGCTCTATGCTTTCACCTGGATCATCGAACGTTCTTCCTAACGCTGTATTAACCCAAGTCTTTAACATTTCAGGTTGCTTTTTAACCTCATAAAAATCTATAGCCATTTCTTTCCACGTCCGCCATGGACTATAAAGCTCGGATATGTGAAAACCTGCTACTTTTTTTGTTGGTTTAGTTGCTATCCATTCACCTTTAAGTAACATCCATTGTTTTTTATTTTCATCTATAGCAGATTCACAATGAATACAAATATATTGGGCTGTTTCTGGTTTACTCTTCTCCCATACTATTTGTTCCCATACTAATCTTTGTTTTTCATTACAGTTAGGACAAGGCACATGGAAATAACGTTTGTCTGATTCTTCAAATGCAACATCTATTCTAGACATCCCTTTAATAGTGGGTGTAGATGTGATAAATATCTTTCGGTTCCAAAAAGTTGTTGTTCTTTTCATTGCAAGACTTATAGGATCTCCTTCTGCTCCAGCAGAAGCTTCGTAACGATCAACCTCATCGCAAAGCAATATCCTTATTGGCCTAGATGCTAAACCTGATGCAGAATTACTACCAACAATATTAATATTACCACCAGGAAACTTCTTACTTAAAACAGTATTGCCACTATCTTTTGATCTTGGGTCTTTGACTTTTTTTCTCAAGCTATCACAATCACGAATCATATTAGCTAATCTATCCTTGTGCCATAGCAAGTGTAGGTTGTAAGACTAAAGTAGGAGAAGGATCTTGATCTATGTAATAGCCTACTATATTATTTAAAATCTCAGTAGCTCCAACCTGAGCAGACTTCATAAATACAATAGTACTTATTCTATGATCATTAACAGCATCCATAATATCTTTTTGATATGGCGCTCTTGATGTTCTCCACTGACCACTCTCTGCAGCAGACTCAGCTGAAAGAATTCTGTTCTTGTCAGCCCACTCTGATACTGTTAACTCAGGAGGTGGATTCCAAATCTGGCTGATCGATTGCAGTAGTTTCTCGATATTCTTGTGGTATAGCATCTTGTGCTAGTTCCTCCAATACTTCATATATACTCTCTTTAATTATCTTTTCTGCTTCTTGAAATTCATCACAAGCCACAACCAAATGTGCAACTTTGTTTGGTAATGTTAACAATCTTGCTCTACAGTTAGCAATATAGTTTAACC